TACCTAACGGCGGTGGCATGGATGTAGCTATGGGGCCTGCCCCTTTCCAAATCGGTAATTCACTCATGGCTAGGATCAGATCACTCATTGCCCCGTATCTCAGCCCAAACGCAATGGTCGGCTGATGACAGTTGCACTTACAACTTTGCGCACCACGATAGCTACAGCTTTAACTAATGCTGGAGTGTGGCAAGTCTTTGCCTACCCGCCTCCCACTCCCCTGCCTTTTAGCGTAATTATTTCTCCTGGTGATCCTTATGTCACTCCTAGCAATAACTCCTATAACACTATTGCGCCGCTGGCTACCTTCCGCATTGTGATGACTCAGCCCCTCCTAGATAACGGCGGGAACCTTATTGGTATGGAGGACATGATTATTGCGGTGTTCAACAAGCTGGCCGCATCTACTTTAGTTTTCAATGTCACGGGTGTAAGCGCACCTAGCGTATTAACTATAGGCAATTCCGATTTATTAACCTGCGATTTATCAATATCAATACTAACGAGCTGGAGCTAACTAATGGCACTAACCGATGAGGATAAAGCATTTTTAATCAAAATTGGCCAAGAGTTGCCAGTAGAGGTTAAAGAAACAAAACCAAAAGAGACACCTACAGAAAAGGACGAGGCATAAGCCATGGCTATTTATCTAAGTAATGGAGTGGTGGTAACGCTTAATAGTGTGGCCCTCTCCGATCATGTAACAAGTGCAACTATTAACCGAGCTTTTGACGAGCTAGAGGTAACAGCTATGGGAGACACAGCTCATAAGTTTGTTAAAGGTCTAGAGGCAAGTACTATTACTTTAGACTTTCTAAATGATACTGCTGCATCTAATGTGCTACAGACTTTGCAAGCTGCCTGGGGTACAACTGTGCCACTCACACTAAAGCAAACAAGCGCTATAGTTTCAGCTGCAAACCCTGAGTATCAAACTACCGTACTAGTTAATAACACTACAGATATTAACGGCGCAGTAGCAGACATCTCTACACAATCTATTACCTTTACCTGCAACAGCGTAATTGTTGTAGATACAACTCCATAACCAATTAAGCAAAGGGGCTAACACAATGGCAAAACTTAAAATAACAAGGGCTAACGGGGATGTTACTGAGCATCAGATAACTCCGCGTATTGAGTACGCCTTTGAGTTATATGCAAAAAAAGGTTTTCATAAAGCCTTTAGAGATGATGAAAAGCAAAGCGATGTTTACTGGTTAGCGTGGGAGTGCCTACGATCTAGTGGCGTTGTTGTAGATGCTTTTGGCGCTACCTTTTTGGAGAGTTTATCTAAGGTTGAGGTCTTAGATGATGACCCTTTGGAGTAGTGGGGCGGGGTTCCTTTGGTTACCTGGTTGCACAGCTAGCCGTTGAAACGGGAATCCCACCCCAGCAACTCTTAGATTTAGATAGCACCATGTTTAGGAATATGTTAAAAGTTTTACAAGACCGAGCGAAGGATATGGAAAATGGCAACAGAGCTAGAGGGCGCGGTACAGCTCCGCGTAGCCCTTAAACGCTTTGCTCCTGATCTATCTAAAGAGACTCAATCCGAAATGGCAGCTGCTCTAAAAACTGTTGTAACTGTTGCTAGGGGTTATGTTCCTAATGACGGCGCTGTGTTATCAGGTTGGTCTAAAAACTTATCGGGTGCCGAAAACCTTGCTTACCGCCCTTTCCCAAAGTTTAACTCAGGCCTAGCTAAAGCTGGCATCACTTATTCCACTTCACCCTCTAAGCCTAATAAAAATGGCTTTGTAGCTTTAGCGCGTGTTCTTAATAAAAATGCAGGGGCAGCAATCTATGAGACGGCTGGCCGTAAAAATCCTACTGGCCAACCCAACTTTTCACGCGAGGACTTTATTTATCGCACAGGTAGTAATGGGCCTGGAGATTTCCAACTGTATTACTTTGCACAGGACAGGACTACGCAACGCAAAGGCTATAACAACTCACTTAACCCCGATGCTGGTAAGCAATTTATAGATAACCTCAACAGCACAGGCAAGCTAGTTAATGCCCGCCCTAAAGGTTTAGTAGGTAGCCCAGGGCGCAAGCTCACAGGTCGCTTAATCTTTAGAGCCTGGGCTGAGGATAATGGCCGTGCTAATGCAGCTGTGATTAAAGCGTTAGAAAAAGCCTCTGCAATGTTTTATGAACACACAAAGCGGGCGGCATAATGGCTACTGATCTTGTAGTAAATATAGCCAGCCAATTCTTAGGTAGAAAGGCTTTCCTAGATGCTGATAAAGCAACCAAGAAACTTACAGGCAGCGTTAAAAGTTTAGGGCGCGTACTAGGTGTAAGTCTCAGCGCGGCAGCTGTATTGGCCTATGGCAAAGCATCTGTAAAGGCAGCTAGTGAGGATATTAAGGCTCAAAAACTATTAGCTAATAGCCTAAGAAATGTCGGCTTAGCCTATGCCTCAGTAGATGTTGAGGCCTTTATTAGCAAGATGGAAAGCCAAACGGGTGTATTAGATGATTTTTTAAGGCCTGCTTTTGCAAAGCTAGCGGGTGTGACAGGATCGGTAACAAAAACTCAAGAGCTTTTGGCTCTTGCTTTTGATGTATCAAGTGGCTCAACTTTAGATTATGCCTCAGCTGTTCAATTATTATCACAGGCCTATGTAGGAAATAATAAAGGGTTAAGGCAGCTAGATTTAGGACTCACACAAGCAGAGATAAAAGCTATGTCTTTTGATGATGTTATAGCTTTACTGATTGAGCGCTTTGCTGGCTCAGGTAAGGCATCCCTTAATACTTTTGCTGGGCAGATGTCTTTGCTCACAGTTGCATCATCTAATGCCTCAGAGGTTATTGGCGTAAGCCTGTTAGGTGCTATTGATTCTTTGTCGGGTAGAGACGGCATAGCTAATCTAGGTACAGATATAGAAAATGCAGGAAAGTCTTTAGCCAACTTTATAGACAGCGTTGTATATCTAAAAGAGCAGATAGCTAGCATCCCAGGTGCAGGCATAGTTAAAGGCGCTTTTGGTTTATTAGGTAATGTTTTGGGGCGCTTTAGCCCTCAACGGGCAGAGGAGTTACTTAAAGAGATACAAGGCATAAAACCTATGAGGACTGGTTACGGCCAGCAAAGCCCAGGAGATCGCAAGGCCGCCGTAGCAGCCGATGCGGCAGCTGTGAAACGAAACAAAGAGCTAGCAGCTTTAGCCAAGTCTCAGGCTAAGAGCGCTGCCGATATTCTAAAGAAAAAGAAAGAGACAGCTGCTTTAGAGAAGGCAATGGTCGGGGCTAATCTAGCTTTAGGTAAAGGCACAGATATTTTTGATATGGATAAAATCCAACTTAATGCTGCCCTTATTGGTCAGGCTGAGGCGTTGGGTAAGGCAACTACAGGCTCACAGATATTAGCTATTGCCAACGATGTACAGCGCCTAAAGGTTAAGCAAGACATAGCAGCCCTAGAGGATGCCATAGCCTCTAAGGATACGGCAGCCATTGAGAAGGCTACAGCTAAACTCAACGCTGATCTAAAAATCCTTGGCGCACTAGGTCAGCAAAATGTAAAGCTACTAGATATAAATAATGTGCTAGCGGGTATGAAATCTACAGACCTTATCAACCTGGCTAACCTACAAGCTGCCTTAGACCTACTAGCAAAGTTTAAGTTCCCTACGCTGACTATCCCAAGCGTTGTAATTCCAACACCTATTACGCCAGGATTACCTGGGGCAGGCGTAGGTGGCCGTGGTAAAGATGCAGGCCGTGGTTCAACTTTTGGCCCTAGTCCTTTAGATGATTTTCTTGATGCAGTAGAGGCAGAAACCGAGCGCGGCGGGCGCAGAGGCGGCGGCATAGGTGATACTAATTATGTGGCTTTACCGCCAGGTTTTAATAGCGTTGATGAATATCTTAAAGAAAGCAGAGGCAACAGAGGCGCGGGCGATGCTGGCACGGTTATAGTTAATGTAAATGCAGGTGCCGTAGGTGATGAAAATATAATTGTGGATGCTGTGCAAAACGCTCTTAATGAGATAGCACGCCGAGGCTACTCAAGCACATACGCAGGGGCTATAAGCGCATGACGGCACCCACAGTAAACGCCTTCATAAACTTTTCTACTGGCCCGAGCTTTGCACAAGCCATGATATTAGACCAGGGCTTATTAGGTACTAACATCTTGGCCGATGCAGCTAGCGTTATTGTGGATGTATCTAATGTAGTAGATAACATACAAACTATTAGAGGCCGTAACGCCCAGGCTGATCAATTCCAAACAGGCACTTTATCTATGCGCATAGTAGATCAAAACGGCGATTTCAACCCACAAAATGCAAGCGGGCCTTACTACAACTTACTCACCCCTATGCGCAAGGTGCAGATAACTGCTACCTTTGGGGCAACTACCTACCCAATCTTTGCAGGCTTTATTACTAGCTATCAAACGACTACACCTAAAAATGCTAATGAAGTGGTTTACACAACTATCACAGCTGTAGATGCTTTTAGGCTGGCACAAAACGCACAGATAAGTACGGTGACTGGGGCAACGGCAGGCCCTCCTTT